TGGTGCACAGCGTAAACTTCAGCGATCTTGAATGCATCGCCAGCAGCAATGCCGGTGGTGCTGTTCACGGTCACGGTCTGGAAGCGGTTGTCCACGTTGATCTGGCCGCCCACTGCTGTGGAAGTGGCTTGAGGAGCATAGTTCGCTTGTGTGTTAGAGCCGTTTGTGTCGATGGTCTTGCTAGTGCCAGCAGCAGCTGCCAAGCGGTTTGCGTAGTCCATCTTGTAGGTGTCGAAGCCTGCGACCATGCCAACGTAGTTGCGCTCGTATGCCTTGTCAGACTTGGCATTGCCGAACGAACGGCTGGCTTGAGACAAGTTACCGGCCAGACCGTTGTAATCACGGCTAGACAAAGCCATGAAACGATCGTAGTCAGGCACGCCTTGCTCGTTCATGATGGTGTCGCACAAGGAGACATCATCATAATCACCAGCAGCAGCTGCGATTGGCACAACCAAAGAGCCGAGGTTTGCAGCAGAACTCATGATGGCAACGTTGATGTCAGAGGCCAGCTTTTGCTTGGCGCTCTCACCCAAACGGCCTTCTTGCAACGCATCGCGCAACTCGAGGGCAGTCATTTCCCAAGGCACAGTCTGGCTGTAGCCCAAGGTTGCAGGAACAGCCAACTGTGTCATGCCTTGGTATTGGCCAGCAATGCTATTGCCAGGAGTGCTGGAAATAGATTGGGCAATGTAAGGCTGGGGACGCCAGATGGTGTTGTTGGCGCGTTCCATCATTGTCTGATCTGTGTTGTAGATGTTGACATGACGAGACAAAACCAGCGCGTCTTGGAAGCCTTCGAGGAGGTCTTCAAACGCAACGCGCTCTTCTTTTGAGAAACTATTGGACATGGTATTTCCTTAAAAAATCATTTAGATGAAGCTGCTCGCTTCTGCGCCTTGTACTGGATGACTTTCGTCAGGTTGCCAGTACGAGCCGCTTCTTCTCGCAGCCGTTCGAGGGTTGAGTCCACCGCCCCAGATACTCGGCCAGTTCCTGACACGATTCTCTCGGGTGGCGGGGCTGCCTTACGGTTTGTAACTTTCAATTCTTTCTCCAGTTTCGCTACCGCGAAGGCAAACTTTACAGGGTCTTTAATGTCGGACAGCTCTTTGGCCTTCTTTGGATTCTTGCCGAGCGCGTAGATGACGAGTGCAGGATTATCTGCACCTTGGAGCACCACACCTTGCTGGGTGATGTTGAACAACTCTTGGGCCACGGCCTCAGCGTCTTCAAAATCTTTGACTCTCAACTCGGCTTTCGCCTTGCCGTAACCATCCAGTTTGGCTTGCCATGCCTTCTGCTGATTCATAACTTCAGCTTCTTGCTTGGCTTGGGCTTCATCAGCTTGTCGCTTGCGATCAAACCAATTGGCCAGTGCTGCCTCGAATTTGTCAGCGTCATAGTCATGTTCTTCAAGGGTTGGCTTCTTGCCTAGCACGACCGGCTTGGTCTCAGTCTGTGCGGTGCTTTGCAGCTTGCCTTGCAGTTCACGGTTTTGCCGTTGCAATTCTCTGTTCGTCTTACGCAGCTCGCGTACCCATTCAGGCGCATGAGTCTGTTCTTCGGGAGGTGGCGCTTCCTCACCAATGGATACGATCACCTCGTCGCTGTCGCCTTCGCCATCTTCGGTTGTCTGGTCATCGCCCTGGTCATCGATGGATTTGTGCTCATCGGTGGTTTGCTCAGTGCTTTGGCCTTCGTCCTCAATGACGATAGTGTCATCGTCTTGGTTTTCTTCTCCTGATACTGCCTTTGTGTTCATCTTCTGACCCCATCAAACTCACCCATTAAGAACGGCTGGGTGGATGCCGTTTATCACATTCTCGCGCTTTTTCGTTCATCTTACAACTGGTTGAACGATCTGGCCTTGCAAAATTTGTTGCACTGCCTCTGCATTTGTGAGCGCCATGTTCTGGGCTGTCTCGTCAACCTTGCCCAAAGTCTCCAGCGTTTGAGCGCGTTTGAGTTCTGCGCTGGCCACGGTTTCGACGGTGTCGGCTCTGGCTTTGGCTGCCTTGGCAGTTTCATTCTCAGCTGCGGCTTGCAGGTACATGGCATTCGGGTCTTGTGGTGCGCCTTGCATTTCGGCCATGAGTTCTTCGGCTTCATTGTCGGTTGGCTTGACCACGCCCATGCGCAGGAGCTTCTTGCGGAAGTAAGCATTGGCATCGCTGATTCCTTCGCCTTCCATGTTCATCATGGCCATTGCCGTGATCACTTGGGCTGTCTCTGGGTCTTGAGTGATCTGGAGCATGCCTGTCAGAGCGCGAACAGTTGCCTGGCGCTTGGTGCTGCTTGATGGTCCAACGTCTGCGATCACATCGAATGTGGCACTTGTCAGGTCGTTGGCCATGACCACTTCGCCAGTTTCCTGATCGATGCTAGGCTGCATCAGCTCGACCATGCCAGCCTCACCAGTTGGTGCGATCGTCTTCATCTTGCGCTTGTCCTCGATGTAGATGTCCTTGGCCATCGACAACCAGATTTCACCGCATCGCTTCATGCCCTTGGCAAAGTTGCTCATGTAGATGAATGCTTGGCCATCGACTCGGGCTTGAATCATCTCGACGGCTTTGCCTGAGATGTTGCTGACCATCTTTTCTGCGCCAGCTGGGTTGCCAAGAATGTCCTGCATGTCGGTTTCGGTGATCTGCAAGAGCGCGGCCATTGCCGGTGGAATGGCTGCCGATCTGGTGTAGGCCACCGGACCGCTGACTGCTTGGTTGCCGTTCTGGTCTGTGATCGGGTTGATCAGCAGGTATGGATAGTCCTTGAGGTTGTCCTCGGCCCACATGACTTGGTGGCCAGCGACCTGCTCAGGTGTGAGGATTGGCTTCTCGACAGATGACAATGCGCTGATCTCACCCAGCTTGGACAGCTGCATGTTCTTGAGGCGCTGGGCATCCTTGGCCAGACGCACATGGCCCATGCATCGCTCGACGTTGTCGACAAACCAGCGTTTGCCGTAGACGACCACGATCGGGATGCACTTGCCTGCGATGTAGCCTGCATCTTCAAGCACCTTGCCGCCCGACATGATGTACTTGTGTACGCGCTTGGTCTTGATCCTGCGCTGGCGCACCTCGACTGTGCCGATGGCTGCCAGAGTTTCCTCAAGCATTTCGTCTTTGGCAAAGTCGGCTTGGGTGTAGCGTTCTTCCTCGCCTGTGATGGTTTGGAAGATGCGGATGGTCTCGGTCTTTTCCTCGACCTTGTAGTACTCGGCCACATAGACCACATCCGGTGTGCACCAGTCAAATTCGTACTGATGGATGATCTTTGGCCAGTCGGTCGGGTCATCGCCCCATGTGTCTTTGTATGCCTGGCGCGTCATCGATGTGACGACAAAGCAGAACTTGGCATCGGACTTGTCTTGGCGTTTGGCACCAAGGTCAAAGAACACCGAGCTGTCAGCGTCAAAGATTGGCTCGATGCGGATGCGCTGGCGATCGTCCTCTGGGTCTTCCTCGTCTTCGTAGACGGTGCGCAAGCGCCATGCACCGATGCCGCCACCGACCGCTTCCTCGAAGGCGTTGTCGTAGGCTTCATCGGCCACCGATGCCTGCTCGTCTGCTCGGTAGAGGCCATCGCAGACCTCGGCCAGCTTGTCGTTCTCAGCGCCATCTTTGGAGACAAAGTCGACCGTGATGCGGTTGTTTCGATATTCGTTGACCACTCGGATCACGGCCAGCATGATCTTGTTGACCTCGAACTTGGGTTTGTTCTCGTATTGGTCCCAGAGTGGGCCTTCCCACTGGCTGCCTGCTAAGGAGTAGAAGCGTCTGTCTTGCAGGCATTGCAAGCGCTCGTCGCGCAGTGCGCTTTGCACATCATCGAATTGCGCGAGGGCTTCGTCGTGCAGGTTCGCAAGGCGTTGATCGTTTGAGAGTCGGGCCATGTTATATCCTCATTTTGTGTGATTTTCTCACCATTTCTTTACATTTGGCAATGGAGTGAATGTTGCAGGCTTCGTGATGGCCGATCGTCTCACACCTTCGCAGGCGTAACGCAGGGCATCGATCACGTGATTTTTCTTGTCTTCGAGCACCGGCAAGATTTTGCCGGTCAGTGGGTCTTGCTTGTAACTGTATAGCGTCAGCTCGTCAATGGTATGGATGCACCGAGGGTGCACCACGATGTCGTAGTTTTTCAGGAACTCGATGCCTTCCTCGACCGACTTTGGACCCTTGACCGCTGTCATGATCTTTGGAAAGCCATTCTTTTTCATGTGGCTGATCGTCTCTGGCCTGGCTGAGTCTGCCACGATTGGCCACTTTTCGGCCTCTGGCACCTGCATGAACAGCTCGGGTGTGTTGACGATCTCGCAGCCGACCATGTAGGCCTCGTAATCGATGTACAGCGTGCGGCCAATGATGTGGCAGCGCACCAGCGTTGTCGGGTCGACCGCGAAGCCCCAGTCTGCACCAAGCCGGTGGATTGCGTCTGGTGGTGCCTCGAAGTCCTCGACGCGCCAGTTCTTGAACACCCTGGTGTTGCTGTTGGTGAGATAGCTTCCCATCCAGACATGCTGGTATTTGTCGGGGTCGCGTCTCTTGTCGTACTCCATTTCGTCGCGCAGGACTTGTGGAAACCAAGGGTTGTCGGTGAAGTTGACCTTCAAGACTTGCGCGTCCTTTGGCGGTGTTGGACCGCGCAGCAGGAAGTCGACTGGGTCGTTTTGCTGGCGCGGATTCCATGTAAACCACAGCTCTGAGTCTGGCTTGCGGATGGTTGGCCGCAGCAGGTCGAGGCTGGTCTGGCTCAGGC